CCACAGGGATCATCGCCTTCACTGCAGCGATGTAATCTCGCGTACGGTTGATCTCGCGAGCTCCCCAACGAACTCGGGCATCGTCGCTTCCGGTCTCGGGAACAAGGTTATAACCCGCAGCCGCCGCTGCATCACCGATAGCCATGACAAACCTCCTTCATTAGGGTTGGTCAGCCCAGTACGGGGTTACTGCTTCGCTCTCCAGGTCAACCCACTTCTTGTTATTAAGCCAGGAAAGCCAGGAACCCGTGTTGATGAACTTGTTGATGCTGAGCGTGGGATATGACCGCTCACCCTCACTGTCGGATGCGTAGATGATCTCGGTGACCCGCATTTCGTTGGCCACGCCATCCACATTACGCATCTCCACCAGGTCGCCCAGGTTGTAGTTCCGGCCAGGCTTGTACTGACTTGCCTGGCTGATCTCACCGTCGAAAGCCTGGTACGTCTGATTCTGTGACAGCGCCTCGTTGCCCTTTTGAATAAGGGCTGCGGTGAGATCTCCCGGGTCGGGGTAGGCATCCGTGGTGACGTCACTGGCATTCACCATGATAACCCGACGGTCGAACCCATCGACGTCCGTATCGACTCCATCGGCGAACACCATTTCAAATCCGCCCGGAGAAAATACGTACGCCACATTCTTGGCGTTCTCCGTGGTGACGAGCTCTTTGGTGTTCTGCAGGTTATCCAGCTGAGGCGAGAACACCACCGCCGGATATACCGTCTGACCCGTGGTGCGGTCGGCGCCCATGAAGATATCGAACCAGATTTGCGACGTGTCGCCATTGCGCAGGATGCGGAAACCGAAATTCCACACATCCGCGAGTTGTACGATAGCGTCGTAGACCGTGGTCGGTTCAATAGCCACACTCACCAAGTCCACCGGCTCAGGAATATTGCTGGGCTCGGCAGAGAGAGTTCCCTCGTGGATGAAGGGAATTTGATCGTCGGTACTGAGAATTCCCGTCACACAAATATCGTGGAAGATCTTGCGTGCAGTGGCTGTCGGCGTCAGACCGGTGATGTCCCACGTAGGAGACGTTGTCAAATCCGCCAAAGAATTCTTAGCCACTCGGTCGTACATCAGGATCTCGATCGAGCGACCCTTGACGATCAACATCTTTTTGTTGTCGTCATCCGTTCCATCCTCGACGGATTCGATCTTCATCACGCGGTTGGATTTGTTCATCGCCAACCACGTGTCGGCCTTCAGAAGGCTGCGTGACCGATACGTCGAAGCAATATGAATCTCGAAATCTCCATATTGCTTGTACCGCTCCGTCCAGATCAGAGACTCGAAATCGTCGAAGAGCTCCTGACGTCGGAGCAACGCGTCAAGCGTGTACACCTCCATTACAAGCCTCCGTACCTGTTGTAATAGTCCAGCAACACGGCACTGGGACTTCCCGAGGAGGCATGCAAGTAGAACTGGTTGGTTCCCGGCTTGAGTTGAATCCACGTGGATTGCGGTGAGACCGCCCACAAGAGCGACGTGGTCACGCTGGCTCGCGTCAGAGTGATGCTCTTCTGCCCCTTGATAGTGCAGATATTCACCACGTCACCAAGAACCAAAGGGGCCGAGATGAGCATCGTATTCAGAACACCCGACGGTTCGGTGTGGTAGATCGTGAACTCGCTGAGCGTCGTAGCGACGGTGAACGACAGCGACGTCAACCCAGCAGGAACAGTCCCATCGTAATTGATGGGATGAGCCACCGTATCCGTGGTGGTGAACGTGCTGTGGATTTGGATGATGCTATCGCTGATGAAGTCGGGCTGAGGACACAGGATGGAAATATCCATCACTGGTTCCTGTGCAAAGACCGCCTGTTCAGCGGTCTCCACGATTCCCGAGATGTTGACGGCGAGTCCGTCGCTCATGTAGAACGCGAGAGCGACGGACTCACCACTGGTGAACCACCCGTACAAGCGAGTCCGCAACGTCCGAATCGTCTCGTCGATGCTGTAATTGGGTGCATACCCCAGCTTCATCGTGATGTTTCGGACGTCGCGGCTGCTCGCTTGATATTGCTGTCCATCCATCGTCGCGAAGGAGGAAGTGACGATGGTGGCCTTGACCGGGTCAAGGCCGTCGATCTCTTCCACGACATATCCGTTGGAAATATCTTCCAACATCAGAGTGAGCAGGTTGCCCTGCGAGTTCGTGACTTCGACTTTGTCAATAGACATTACGTCGACAGGGCTCCCTTCACGGTGGATAGCTGGTTCTTGGTGTTGCGATACAATTCCACAGCACCAATCGCCTTGGGTGAGTAGTTGTTCTGAGTGTAGTTGAGTGTGGAGGCAGTGCCTGTAGTGCCGTCAGAACCATCAACACTCTGACGATCACGAACAGCGTTGGCGACATCCACCGCAGCAGAATATGCGCCCACCACACTCATCTTGGCGTTCGACGAAATCAAATCGCTGAGCTTTCCAGCGTTCTTCTGAATATCCGTCAAATCCAAGACCGGCTGGATCGTGGGCTGGAGATCGATATTCCCGGCGACCATCTTGTCCACGTTGGACAAGGAAACGCGCATCGCCTCGACCGCCTTATTCGCAATGGTCTCCGCAGAGCCCGCCACGATGTCGACGTTGTTCTCCAGACCCTTCGACAAACCTTGCGCAGAGAACTTACCGATCTCGCCGAAGACCTTCGACGGGGACTTGATCCCCAGCTTCTTCTTGATGGATTTCACCATCGCATCGGCGATGATGTCCATCTGCTTCTCGATCGCAGCCTGCTGCTTCTGCAGACCCTTCACGAGACCTGCAGCGCTGTCAACGGCAGCCTGGTAGAGCTGTGTCGACGCCACCTGACCCAGAGAACTTGCGGTCGTATCCAACTGCTTCTGCAAAGCGTTGACTTGATTGATCGCATCCTTACCCCCCGCGAGGAGGTTCTTGGCGAAGGGCAGGTCGGCAATACCGGCTTGCAGAAGCTGTTTGTAGGCGTCGTCGTTGAGACCAGCCTTACGCAATTGTTGAATGACGTTGGCGAAGGACTTGGTGTCCTCCACCTGCTTCTGCAGAGTGGCGATGTAATCAGTAACGGTGTCATCCGCGGTCGGTGCCGTAGCTGCCGAGAACTGATCATTGATCGACTTGTTGAAGTCGTCTCGCGTCTTCGTCGCGTCAGCCAGAGCATCCTGTGCCGATTTGATCTTGGTGGTCAAGACGTCGTATTGGTTGGCCAGCGCACCCAACTTGGTGTGGTTGTTAGCCAGAGCCTTGGTGACTTCATTGTAGGCCGCGACCTCAGCCTTGTGTTCCTTCTTGGCTTGAGCGAGAGCCTTCTTGGTCTCGTTGATCTCGTCGCGATCCTTATGACGAGCATCCTGCAACTTCTTCAGCTTGGTCGTGAGAGACACCACGTCCTTAGCCGAATCCGTCATGGCAGACTTGATCTGGTTCTTCAGCGTGTTGAATGCCGCATCGATTTGTCCCTTATTGCCGTCAAGGCCCTTCCGGAAACCGTCATTGACGTAGTTACCAATCTTCTCGAATTCCTTCGAGGGGGAATGGATGCCAAGGACAGCCTTAGCAGCGCTGAGAGCCGAGCTGGCCACCGTTTTAGCCATGCTGACAATTCGACCCACACCGGAAGCCAAGCCTCCGGTCATACCGTCGATGATCGCCATGGCGAGATTGCGACCCGCAGCCTGCATGGCTGCGGTGTGGCTGCGAATACCATTCGCCAAACCATTGGTGAAGCTGATGATCAGATTCAGACCAGCATTGATGATCCTTGGGAGATTCTTGCTGATCCCGTTGATGAAGGCCACGGCGACGTTGGTAGCCGCTGTGACGATACCGCCAATACGCTTGGCAATGCCGTTCAGAATGGCCGTGATCAACTTGGCGCCCGCATCACTCATCCGCGGGGCATATTTCAGCAGTGTCTCCAGAAGCGCTGTCGCCAACTTGAGAATCAAGTCAACGATCTTAGGAGACATGGATCCCACAACCTTGATAACGGTGTTGAGGATTGCCATGAACGCTTCACCGAGCTTGGGGGCTGCCTGGATGATCATATCGGCGAGCGCAACAAGCAACGCTCCTACCAATTTGACGATCTGAGGAACGGCTCCCAAGATGATGTTGACCATGCCCACGAGTGCTGATGCTGCCGCTACTCCCGATGCCGCCAACAGTGTCAAACCTGTGGCGAACAAGAACACGCCTGCGCCGGCGAGTGCCATAGCGGCGCCCAACAGCGCAATTCCTGCACCCAGACCGATCAGCGACGGAATAACCGGAGTCAACACTGCTGCGGCAACGCCGATAACTGTCAGAGCTCCGGCAAGAGCCACCAAACCCTTGAGAATCTCTTCCCACGACATAGATCCCAGAGCCAGCAAGACCGGAGTCAAGATAGCCAGAGATCCTGCCACGATCACGAGAGCCGCGGCACCAGGGATAGCCTCCGTCATCCCCGCCATAGCGATAGCGATGATGGCAAGAGACCCGCCAAGAACCACCATGGCCTTGGCGATCTCCTGCCAACTGAATTGGCTGAACTTCTCGAGTGCATCGCCGATCATGCCGAGCGAAACCGCCACGATAAGGATCCCTGCTGCACCCAGAGCTGCCGTCGGTGGGATAACTGTCAATGCCGCAGCGATGAGTCCCAGAGCTCCCAACATGGTGACCAGACTCTTGAGAATCTCGCCCCAACCCATGCTTGCCATCTTCTGAAGAGCATTGGCGACCTGACCCAACGATATGGCGACGATCAGAACACCCGCAGCCGCCAGAGGCGCAGTCGGCGGAATAGCGTTCAATCCGGCAATCATGATCACCAAAGCGCCTGCCATGGTGACCAATCCTCGAGCGATTTCGCCCCACGACAAATCAGCCATTTGCGTCACAGCGCTAGCGAGAATCTTGATTCCCGCCGCCAGGAGGAGAAGGCCTACTCCCGACAGAACACCAGCTTTATCAGCCTCGACGAATTTGGAGAAGAGAGCCAGCGCACCCAGAATACCGGCAACACCGAGAAGACCCTTCCCTAATTCCTCCCAGCTCTGTCCTGCAAGGTCGGTGACCGCACTGACCAGAATCTTGACAGCCGCAGCCATAGCGATCATGCCCAAGCTGCTGGCAATCATGCGCTTGCCGTCGGGCATGAGCTGCATGGTGGCCACCAGAGCGGCCAGAATCACCGTGAGGCCAGTAAGACCCTTTGCGAGACCATTCCAATCCAGAGAAGCCAGTTTCGTGGCTGCGGATGCGAGAATATTCACTGCCGTGGCCATGAGAATCATGGATGCAGCGATGAACGGCATCTTAGCGAAGCCTGTGAATCCACCAAACTTCTGGAACAGAATGAGCGCTCCGATGAGCTGACCGAACATCACACCGATAGCGGCAGATCCTCGAGCCAGTCCAGCAGCGTCGATCTTGGACAGGATATTCAGAGAAACCGCGAGAATACCGATAGCGGCCGCGATCTCCAGCAAAGCAGTCGCCTTGAGAGCGCTCTGCATCCCCTCCAGAGTTCCCGTAAGACCGTCGATGCTCTCCTTGAAGGCGTCGAGGATTCCTCCACCGCCACCATTCTTGAAGTGATCGATGAACTTCTTCACAAGAAGCACAAGACCCCCGAACAACCCCGTATTGATGGTGTTCAAGAAGTCTTTGTAGTCCAAGCCTGTCAGAGCGTTGGTGATTTGATTCGCCAGAGGACCAAATATCTTCTGTGCGATCTCACCAACCTTCTGAATCGCCTTCCACACGTTACCGAAGACGACCGTAGCGTGCCCCCAGATCACTCCAAGGACGCTACCCAGCTTACCCAGAGGGTTCAGAGCAGAGGTGAACTTAGCGACGTCCTGAGCTGCCTGACTGCCGTTGAAACCCTCGAAGAGAGAGCCCAAATATCCAGCCAGGAGCTTGATCAACTTGATCGGAGCCGACAGAACCTTCTCGATACCGCTGAAGATCTGCTTGAGACCTTTGCCGTTCTTGATGGCCTTGTCCAGACCGACCAAGAAATCGCCGATGCTGCCCGTGAAGTTGAGGAATCCACTGGTTCCCTGGGTAGCCACGCCCAACAGGTCAAATATGGTCTTGACGACCTGTTTGATGATCTGCCAGCCGATGTCGAGCACTGCGAAGAAGCCGGCGAACGTCCGCTTGAGATTATTCGCCGTGGTTCCGCTGATTTTGAGATTCTGAGTGAATCTCTCGATCGACTTGGAAATATCTGCGAGCTGTCGTCCCGTCGTTGCGGGGAATACCTCGCGGAAAGCCTCTCGAATCGGCTTCAAGAAGCCGATCAACGCGTTGAATGCATTCCCAATCGCATTGATGATGGCGGTGCGACCGCCCAGAGCTTTCCAGTCAGCCAGAACCTTGTTGCGAGCTTTGGCTGAAGCCGAAACAAACCCACTCAGAACGTTGTTGACATTGGTGAACAGCGTTCGTGCCTCGCCGAAATCGCCGAACACGGTTTGCCAGGTCTGAGCCCAACCCGATCCGATAGATTCCTTGACCGTGTTGAGCAATTGCGACAGAGTCTTGACCTGAGTTGCCGCATTCTTGGCCATTTTGGCCTGAGACTGAATCGCCTTGATCTCGGCATCGTTAAAGCCCTCAGCCTTGAGCTGTGCATCAGTCAAATCACCGGTGAACTGCGCCAGCGTCTGCGTCAGAACGTCCGACGTCAACCACGATTGCTGACCGGGCTTGGCCGTGATGGAGTCACGGAAGGACTTACCCTCGATGGTGACATTCTTCATGTCACCCTTGAGCTTGACGGCACCCTTGCTGAGCGTCCCCATCTTCTCAGCATTGATGGCCAGTGCCCGCTGGAAGACGGTGCCACCCATGCCTGCGTTGACGACGGAGTTCCAGTCCTCCAGTGAGACCTTTCCCGAAGAAATGGCCTGGGACAGCTGATACATAGCCTGCGAAGCTTGTTCCGAGTTGGAACCCGACAAGGCAGCAAGGTTCGCCAGGCCCTTGATCGACGCTACCGATTTATCCAGACCCACACCGGCAGCCGTGAAGGTGCCGATATTCTTCGCCATCTGGGAGAAGTTGTAAATGGTCTGATCGGAGTAGTGGTTGAGATCGTTGAGAGCCTTATTGACGTCTTGCAGGTTGGTACCTGCAGCAGCGGTATTCGAGAGAATAGTCTGAATCGCATTGAGATTCGTCTCATACTCGTGAAATCCGTCAGTCAAGGGTCCGAAGGCGAGATTCTTGATCATATTCTCGCCAGCAAACACCGCCTGACTGGCGATGCTCGAGAGGGCCGCAACACCGACAATGCCTAGCGCCTTGAATTTGCCCGAGATCGCCTCAACACCCGACGCGATCTTCGCCAGTGCTCCCGACTGTCGCGCTGCAGCAGCACCGACCTGATCGAAACCCTTGGTTCCCTCCGTCATCTTGAGCTTGTTGTTGAGTTGATCGAGCTTATTGAGGCTCTTGTCGACGAGCGATAGGAACTGATTGCCGTCGAACTTCATCGAGACAACGCGTTCTTCGATGGTGCTCATGAGGAGGTCACCGCCTTTCTGACTGCTTCTTCGATCTGATCAAATATGGGACGCATAGCCGGGTTGATGTAATCCCGACCCTGGACATAACCGCCGGTTCCCGTGCTATATCCATATTGGAGCATGACTGCCACGGGGAAACCATTCTCCACGTCGGTGTTGAACCAGGATATGGTGAGATTTGCGCCGGACTTCTCGATCTTGTAGTTCCACGAACCAGCAGATAGGCCGGAGTCGATTGGTGTGGCACGTGCTAGAGCATCGGCTCCTGCACGAGCATACTTGTCGAGTCCCTGGTAAAAATCCCCCCGGGCTAATTTTCGGAGATGATTTCTCGTTTTATCGAAGGAACCGCTTGTATGGATGGATATCAAGTCGACTCCCGCCTATTCTATACTGATTGTTTCCAGCCTCCGCTGGTACGAGTTTTCTGAACAGCTCGCTTCCACGATCCACCCACTCGAACCTTGACGGAGGAAGCCACCCACGCTCCGCCAGATCGAGTCTTCACTTTCAGTGCTGTGTCCTGGATGAAATATGAATAGTCATCCCACTGGGGAGTGAAGTTGGTGACGGTACCGTAGCTGGTACATCCCACCATCAACCCGACACGTTTGAAATCGAACGCGCCCGCTGTGGTAACGACGTATTTGTGGATTTCTGTCCACGTAACGCCGTCCGTGGATTTACCGAGACTGTACGTTTTGGTTCCCTCAGTATACGTCCAGCCAATAAAGCTGTTTGCGGTCCACGAAGGACCCAGCCCCACCGTTGTGTCAACGTTGGTGGCCGTACCGGTTCCGAGATTGTTTGAAGCATTCTGCAATGTTGCGTCGTTACTTCTCGCGAAGAGGAAGTAAGAGTTGTTGCTGACGTCTCGAATACCGAAGTACGTGTAGACGTTGCTGTCCGTGGTTCCTGATCGCGTCAACCGAATGGCCAGACGTCCTTTGCGCAAATCGTACCAGTTGCGCTGTGTTCGCATGCTCGTGGGAGCGGCGGAAGACGCGCAAGGGGTGTTCAGCTTTCCACTAGTTTCAGTCTGACTAGTCGATCCTGACGCCGGGGACCAAATCGTCGTATCGATCGAGTTGTCATTGAAGTTATCGATAATGAACTGATATTGAGTCATGACTCACGCACCAGTCGTATCGAACCAGATAGATCCGTTCGGAGGAGTGCCGGGATCGATAGGGCCCACGTAGATTGCGGGACCAGCTACCGAAGCATAGGTACTGCCCGAGGTATACCACACGATCGGAAGACTACCGCTCGTTGAGAGTGTCGATCCCGCCTGAGTGGGGGTTCGGTTGGCCCACGCACCGCTCGTATACTCGAGGAAATCGCCATTCGACGGCGTCAATGCCGCAATGGTGGTGAGATCGGAATCGAGCGGTTGCTTCGTGTCGGCAACAGCCTTCACTCCCGCTGGAGTCGTGGCCCGCACGGCATCGGTGCCAGTCGTGGTCTCAGTGGTAGTCGCGAGCTCAACGATACCCTTGGCGGTGGTGGAAGCAACCAGAGCAGCAAGACCGAATGGCGTAACTGCCCGAGTCGTGTCAGTGCCAGTGGCGGTCTCTGCATCGGTAGCGAGCTCAACGATACCCTTGACAGTGTCTGAAGCATCGGCAATTGCGGAAATGACAGCACCAACATCAACAGTGCTTCCGTCATGCAGGGTGAGGATGAGATGACCACTGGTGATGGCCGCACCGACGACAGTGCCCAGGACAAGCTCATCGACTTTATCGCTGGTATATACGGTTACGACGGCCACGTGACCATCCTTTCTTACTAAGCGGAAATAGTGAACGTGTCATCGCCGTTATCCACTACCGTGGAATAATCGATGACGAATTTGCCCAGACCGATGTCCAGAACAGTATCTCCAGGGCCGGCAACGGTGAACGTGTCATCGCCGTTATCCGTGACCTGGAAGACCACAGGAATATCGAAGATAGTGACAAGCTCTTCGGGAGTGGGAAGTCGAGAAATTCCACTGTCGGTCCCATAGAGAAGATCTTCGATGGCGGTCAACGTCACCGGGTGCGTATACCGAGAATCCACAACAACGTGCGCGGTTGATCGATATCCCGATACTTTTCGTGACTTCGTGGTGAGATTCCAACTGAAATCAGAAGCCTCGGGAGAATCACCGAACGTTGCGACGGATTTGGACGACGGAGTTGCCAAGGCGTTGTACACTAGATGCAACTTGTAGCCGTGGTCAACACCCTCGAGATCATTACCGACCTTAGTGCGGTACGAGAAACCGAAGTTTGTCCGGCCTTGCTGACCGAAGAACAATCCCACCCGAACACGAGAAGATCCATCGCATTCCGCAAACTCTACGGGATAGGTGTAAGCTTTGATGGTGGCTTCGAATTCCTCAGTACTCGACAGGTTCAGGTATTTCTCACCGTCGATGTAATAGGCTTTCGCCTCGCCACCCGACGGGTTCTCATCGACAGAAATCAGTCCCACCCAGGGTATGCCTGCAGCGGTACCGATGTACAAAACGCCTCGATCAACTCCAGCCTCATAGAAGCGAGAGCCGGCGGCGTTCCATGTTATACGTGACATGTTATCCCCTGGTTCCCAATTGCTTCATGCGCTGTGCATTCAGAGTTGCCTGCTGCCGAGCAGCCTCACTACGACCCATCTTCACGGGGGGCTTACTCTGTTCGTTACACACTTGAATGAGTGTGAACAGTCGACTGAGATGCCAGTACTGTGTCTCGAAGGGGATGCGAAGATGCACCATCCAGCCATAAACGACCTCCGCCGTAATGATCTGTTGACGAGTTCCACCACTAGGTCGGTTCTTCTTGTTGTTAAACCAGGTGGCAGTCTGCTTGTCATTGATGTAGGTCTGGATGGCGTCGAAATTCGCTTTGGAAAACTTCTGGAGAAATTCTCCCGGGGGATTTTTTGTCAGAAGCATACACTTTTCAATGTAGAAAAGTGTCTCTTCCGTGGTCTTCTCCTCGGTGTTGAGGAAGGGCTTTTCGAAAGTCGACTCCCATTTTGACAGAGAAGACAGAGAGTGCTCGAACTCCAGGTCGACACCGTTGGTAATGAACTTCCCTGTCGATTCGTCGAAGCTTTCCGACAGTGTAACCCTGATGCTGAGCACTCTCTGATCTCCTCTCTGGTTCCTAGAAGTCGAAGAACCAGTCGTCGTCGGTGACCGCGGGGAAGCGGTAGCCGGCGGCCGGAACCGCGTTGACGACCGTGTCCTCGGTGATGGTCACGGTGCCGGTCTTGGTGACACCGTTGATCTTGTAGACGACACCGGTGACGGTCGGGATGGTGATGACCTTGGTGGTCGAGTTGTACGTCGGCGCGGTCGGCGTCGCCACCGTGATCGTGCCGGCGAAGATGGCGATGACGGCGGCCGGGAGCGGCAGGGCCGGGTCGGTGCCGACGGTCCCGTACAGCTGGTCCTCGAGCGCCGCGAGCGCGGTGGCGTCCACCAGGGTGGAGTCGATGACCAGAGTGGACGTCGGCTTGTAGGTGACACCGCTGATGGTGCCAACCCCCAACGGGTAGGTGGAGAACTCCCAGCTGAATGTGATCGGCTCCGGCGAGTCGTTGATCGTGCCGTACGCCCGCTCCGACGGCGCCGCGGTGGCGCCGTACACCAGGTGCAGCTTGTAGCCGTGGTCGTTACCCTCGAGGTCGTTGCCCAGACGGCTCCGGTAGCAAAGACCGAAGACGCGTCGAGTCTGCTGACCGATGGAAACGCCGCCGTTCACCACTGCCGAGCCGTCGCACTCCGCGAACTCGATCGGGTAGGTGAAAGCCTCGATGGTGCCGCCGAACTCCTCGGCACTGGTCAGATTGAGGTACTTGATGTTGTCGGCGTACTGGGCATTGGCCTCCGCGCCCGACGGCGACTCGGTCAGGGTCACCAAACCGTTCCACGCCACACCGAAGTCGTAGGCACCGGTAGTGGTGTTGACGGGGTACAGAACGCCGTGGTCGACACCGGTCTCGTAGGTCCGCTCGCCGACCTGATCCCAAAGGAGCTTGGTCATGTGTTGTCCTCAGAAGTAGAGCGTGAACACGCTGTGATGAAGGTTGTTGGCCGTGTAATGTCTGTCGAAGAGTGCCGACTCGAGCCAAGCGATAGTATCCGGAATAATGCTATCCGGATTACGGTCAATGACTGTGATTTGGTACCGCTTCTTGTACATGTACGGCTTATTGCCAGCGAACTCAGTACGAGCGTTGTCCATTTGATAGACGATGCACGGGTACTGTATCTCCAGGCTAGCCGGCGGCTGGAAATATACGTGAGTCGTAATTGCCACCAAGATCGCGTGCAGATCAAGGCGTTGGCCCATTGTATACACCTCCCAGCCTCAACACGAGGCGGGGGTGCACTACTTCGACCTCTTCGATCTTCCATAGTGCACCCTGCCAGCTGAGATAGCGCATGGCAAAGAAATGTTCGCGGGCGTATGCATCTGCCACGATACTGATCGAGTTACCGACGGAAATATCGTCATTGACGCTCGTTCCATCGTTAAGCCCTCGAGTGTTACGGAGGACGTCACCATAAGAGGGATACTCCGTGATGACGTCCTCCCACATCCCTGGACTAGTCTCTACAGTTTCGCCGTAACCGATTTCACCGTAGAACCTTGCCATGGCGATATCGACCTTTATCAGGCCGGGTTACGCGTGAACGGCCACGAGTCGTCCACCGTGTTGGCGAAGTAGTAGCCGGACGCCGGGACAGCGTAGACGGTGGTGCTCGCGCCGGCCGCCAGGGCGGTCTGCGCACCCGCGGTCAGCGTGGTCGTACCGTCGGCACCCTTGTAGACGACGCCGGTGACGGTCGGGATCGTCACGACACCCGTGGACGCCACGAACGCCGGCTTCAGCGGCACCGCGAGCACGTTGGACGCACCGGTCTTGCGGATGACCAGGGCGGTCTTCGGCCGGATCAGAGCGCCCGACAGGCGGGTCTCCAGCAGGTACTTCTGCTGGTTGTAGTCGATGTCGAAGTCGTCGAACATCGTGAGTTCGCCGCCACGGTCGGTGCCGACGTTGTAGTCCCCGAGGTTGACGATGATGCCGACCAGACCCGAGACCTCCTTCATCGGCTCCACGGTGACGATGTCCTGCACACCCAGCGCCTGAGCCACCTCGGCCTTGTTGGCGTAGATGCGCCGCTGCATGCCGTCGCGGGCCTTGAGGAACTTGTTGAGCTCCGGGACCGTGGTGTAGAAGGTCGGGGAACCGGTCCCCTTGTAGAACTCCATGCCGTCCATGACGGCGTCCACAACCTCCTCGTAGGACGAGTTGGCGTCGTCGACGTTCACGTTCAGCGTGGTCACGAAGTACTCGTGGTCGTTCAGCACGGACCGGATGCCGGCACCGTCCGAGGCGCCCATCGGGTCCTTGACCTTGTCCTCCGCCGAGACGTCCCGACCATCGCCGATGAGGATCGCTCGCGCGACCTCCTCCTCGGTCATGAGCCGCATCTCCGCCTTGAGGAAGGCGACGATGTCGAAGTCGGTGATGTCCAGCATGTCGTCGCGCTCGAGCTTCTGCTTCTTGTAGATCGTGGTCGGCGTCGTGGTGCGCTTCGTGACGCCGAACCATTCCTCGAGCTTGTAGTTGCCCTTGATGTAGCCCTTGGCACGGGCCTGGTCCTGCGTCAGGTCCGCGGCGAAGGTCTTGATCCGAGAGAACGGGGTGTGGCGGGTGCTGTTGAGGACCGACGCGACCCACTCGGTACGCCGCTTGTCCAGCTCCGGAGCGCCGGTGATGTTCTTGGCGTCGGGGAACAGGATGTCGATGTTGCTGATACCGTGCTCGAGGTGCGCCTCGGCGTACTGCTCCACGGCCGCCTTGAGCGAGCCGAGCCTCCGGCCCTGCTCGAAGATACCCTCCAGATCGCTGTGGGACAGCGTGTGCTGCTTGTCGGTCGCCGTGCCGGTGGCGCCGGCCTGCTGCGACTCGAAGAGGTTGCGAGTCATGTCGTCGTTTCCTTCCTGGTGGGCGATGCCGCCCTCATCGTTGTCGGAGTGTTCGGCGGCGCCGTCGTTCGTGGAACTCGCGGCTTCTTCGAGGGCCGCGCCGATCAGATATTCGGTGACCTGCTTCTGCTGGTCGGTCATGGAGTCGAACACGTCCTGAACGCTCATGTCCTGGTTGTCGGCGTGCTGGACCTCGTCCTTGGTCTCGACAGTCTCGGTCTTCTTCGCGTCATCCTCCTTGGTCTCGACGACGGTCTCGGTCTTCTCGGGAAGAACGAGGATCGACTCTCCGGTGTGAATGATGGCCTCATCCGCGAGCTCCGTGACGTCGTCGGGATCGTCACCGTGCTGAATGCGGACGTAGTCGATCTTGGCGCCGGGATTGGCACCGGAGAGAACGAGACTGACCTCGCGGATGTTGCCGTGCGAGACGTTCTTGTTGATCTCCTTCAACCCGTTCGCCCAGATCGACAGTGAGTCGAGATCGCCGTGCTGGACCGAGGTCTTGGCCAGCTTGCCGTTCTTCGTGTCGTTGAAGAAACCGTAGCTGTACATGCCGTCGTCGCGGGCCTCGAGCATGACGTGACCTAGAACGTTGTCCAGGGCGTTGTGCCCGTGCTGGTAGACGAGCGGGACCTTCTTGCCGTCCATGTGCTGGAAGGCTTCGGCCTTGATCACTCGTCCGTCGGAGCACCTGAGACCAGCCTTAGTGGCATACCCGCCGAAATCGGGTTCCATTTTGACCGTTCTCCTCTCTTACCTCGTATTGGATGTACTGGCTCCGACGGAGCCCGTGATTTGTCGTCTATTGTTCGCAGACAACTCCGATGTCGCAGCGTTGCGATCGACCACTTCCCCATCAATCGTCGGAACGTTGGACTTGGGCAGCTGATTGGGTTCAGGCATGTTGCTGTTCACCAACTGATCTGCCTTGGGGTCTGTGGAAGGCTTGATACCCATGAATCCGCGGATCTCATTGGCGCTGACAATTTCGTTTCGAGTGAGTTTGTCAGCAATCTCTGCGATGTCGCTGATCGGGACCAACTTGAACGGGTCACGGAACGCCATGATCGATTGACCTTGCGATCGAGCTGTCTTGGTGAGGAATTTACGCCTCATCTCTTCGACGATCGCAGCCACAATCGGTTCGGTGGTCCGATTGTGATAATTCTTCATGGTCGCTTCGTCGGCGGTACCATTCATCACTTCGGGCGTAAGACCAAGTTGAGAATACAGCTGACCCGTGAGCCACTCGATTTGCTTCAGGAGGGTATTCTCCACCGGACGGTTGAGTTGAGTGATCTTCTCCGTACCGTCGGTATACGCAATACCATACTTGCTTCCTCGAAGCTGTGTCTCGATTTCAGATCGTCGACGTTCAGCGTCGACTCGACGAGCATCAGACTTAATGGTGTAAGGAAGCTGGATGATCATGTCCAGCTTTCCTGAACTCGCCATTTCGTCCATCGAGTCCAACAAGCTTAGCTTGCGGATCAGACGCTGAAGAGTCGAATTCGGCTCATTCATTACCGAATAGAGAGGATTCTCGACAATAGCAACAAATTTCTTGTCGAGCGTGACCTCTTGGCGAACACCCTTGACCTCGTTGTATACCTCAACCACAACGTGCTGGGGATGCCATCCCGTAATGTGACCGACACGCATGGTTTTGATGTCGAAGGCTCCCGAAGCGTTCGGGTCGATCGTCGTATCCACGGGGACGATAGCGATAGCACCCTTGTCAAACATCGTCATCGCGATATCCTGACGAAATGCCCGAGCTCCTTGGTCGATGTTGGCTTCGATAGTAAGGCAATTATTCAACCCACTATCGACATCGCCAGCGTAACGCTTCTTATCGTCCAAACGAACGTGGAAAATGTCGATCGCCGCGGCATCAATCCCCAGACGAGTGTAGATCGAGGAGATGATCGAACGTTCGTTGCCGAACATCAATCGCGCTCGGTCGGGTCGAGTCGGTCCATATGTCATAGGACCACGGCTAAAGTCGAAATCGTTCCGAACTTCAAGTCCTAGGAACGCGTTCCACGCATGCTTGATTCGGTCAACGAATGGCATGTCTCACCTCCTTTCACTACAACGTCGTGATCTTGTATGCGCCCTTGACCAATTTGGCGTAATTGACTTTTGCTGCGGTGGACGAAAGAGCTCTTGCAGCCAGTTTTCCTGCTTCATATGCTGCTTGTCGATTCTTGGCAGCTTTGAACAAGATCCCTGTTTTTCCCACACGAACTGTCATAATACCGACATCACGGAGGAGAAGACCAAGTACTGCGGCACCAGCAACCGTGCGCTTGTGATGTGCCGCATACGAAATGACTTGGCTAGTTGTAACCGCGATTTTTTTGGATCTTTGACCAGTTGCTTGAACAACACTTTTGATCTGATCCTTTGACGGTGTCGTCAGTTCATGTAGTTTATGATGCCCCCATCGCATACCCTTGATGCCGAAATGATGAATTTCGTCCATGTCAGTGACTCATGGTTTTGACGGAGATGGCACCGTGACGTTTGACCAGATCCGCAACTTTGGTCTTTCCTACTTCGATTCGATTCATCATCTGAGCTTGAGCAAGGTGATCCAGAGCTTTCTTGTGTTGCTCATCGGTCATTGCCTCGATGACTTTCTGACGAGCGTCAGATTCTCTCTGGATTCTTTTGGCCGCTGGCGTTCCTTCTTTGACGGTCATCAACGTCGACGGATTCAACCGACTAACAGCCCGTCGAATTCCCCATTTCATGCCCTTGATACCGAAATGGCGAAGCTCATCCAAAGAAGGCTTCTCGCCGCCCACGATCATTCGAACGCCTCCTTATTGAGCTTGTAAGCGACATAAGCATCCAACAGGGCAGACACGTTGTCGATCTTGTCTTGGTAGCGGGCTTTCAGAAGCTTGCGGTTACCGTTCGTGTCTTCCAGAGTGATCGCATTACCCATGGCGAATTGCATGAGATCTTCGTCAAAGATAAGCTGACGTTCGCCAGCAAGGATCTTCAATTCACCAAGAGGAACCGATTCGGTTCTTGCTCCCTGGATCACTTTCTCGATACCGAACGGCCCGTTTTCCTGTTCCCAACGTGTGACGAATTCTTTGGCATTGTACGGGTCGTAACCAAAGGCGCGAATGTCGTATTCATGCATTTGGATATGACGATCGAGATCGTCATACACATCCATCATGTCGAGAACAGCGCCTTCAAGAACATGAAGACTACCCTCATTGATGAATTCTTCGTACTTTTGCCGCATGGCTCCAGGAAGTTTTGCCAATGTCAGACTCGTGATGTAGGAACGAGTCTTAATGCCGAATCCGGTGCGAACGGGGAACAAGAAGGTGAAAGCACAGAAGTCATCGCCCTGCGAAAGGTCTGCTCCCAGAGAACAGACCATCCCATCGAAATGACGACGACGGAAAGGAGTGGTTTCTTCGTACGTGAAGAAGTACGTATAACCCTCCATGGGAATGCCGAACCTCTTGGCGAGGATGTCATTGCGAGAGGCGGGAGCTTTCTCAGCTCTCTCGACATCCTGTTGGTAAACATCGTAGGTGACTGTTTTCCCCAGGTTCGGATTGGCTTTAGGCCACATGCGAGGATCGCTTACTTCCTCGATTTCATCCAGCTTGTAGTGCCAGATAGAAATGTGAGGGGCCTGGTACTCTCCACGAAGGATGGTGGCTAGTTCCATTTTGACGGTATCGCCAGAACCGTTTCGAACAGTTCCTTCCGAGCTGACGGCAACGATCAAATAGTCGTCGAGCTTGGAAGCGCCTTGTTCAATGGCGCCAATGACGTCTTCTCGAAGATCCCCAGACAACCATTCGTCGATCGTAGACGTTTTCGGTCGTAGTCCCTGTAGCTTATTGATGGACATAGGTCGAATCTCGAGAAGAGAACCGGTCAAGAAGTTCTCAATGCCCTTCTTCGTAGCAGCGAGCTTAACACGATTCGCCTTTGATCCGGTTGTGTTCTGCAACGAACCATCGGTCAGGAACTTGAACAGTGGCCCGCGACTTCTCGTGATAGCTGTTCGGATCGGTGACATGACCTCTTCGGCCTGTTTCATCGTCGGCGCGGTGGTAATTTGATGCGTGGTGTGTGTATCCACATTCAGAAAGTAACTCTGAATGCACGATTCATACACCGATTTAGCAGCACCTCGGGCGACAATGAGGTATTGCTTGACGGTCAGTCGCTTCTTGATGATCTTCGTGATGTATTGACCACCGTGGTTGTCCTCATCGGGAACGTAAACGCTTCGTTCGATGAAATGATACCAACCGAAGATCTGTTCTGCCCACAATTTGAATGACGGCAAAAGACGCAAGTCACTACCGTCAGTCAGCGTCAGTTCATTCTCACAGTAGAGAATGAAACCGTTGATCGCCTCGTCATCGTAATAGTAGTTGGGGTTGGCGATGAGAGTATCGATGCGATTCATCTCCAACGAAATTTCCCGATTCACAGGAATTTCGCCACGAATTACCGCGTCACGGAACTGACCATAGTAATAAGGCGTAGCCGTGTTCGACAGCGTCATTCGCCAACCTCCTCTCTACCTTTTTCCTTTACGTTGACCAGAGCTGAGTTTGACTCCCTGGACACCCTTTTTCGGCATCGGCAGGGAATCCTTCAGACGTTTCGGTGTCCACACGCGGTCGCTTGGCGAGAACTTCGCGCGGAGGCGATCGCTGATCACACCATGAAGAAAACCCATGATTACTTTTTCAACAGCTCTCTGATGAGTTTTCCAGCCGGGGAATTCACGAAGGAGACCACATCGTTCACGGTCTTTCCCACAGTCAGAGTATTCTTGAGAAACTTCTGACCTTTACCGAGCCGTGTAGGTTGCTTCGCCGCGAGGGTAGCGAACTGCTGTTCGAGATTCATCCGAGTCACCAGATGCTGAAGTTCTTTTGTCGTCAGAACATTGGTGGTCTTTGCCTTCTTGAGTTTCTGTTTCGCCGCGGCTACACGCATGGCATCTTCAGAATGACCTTCAGTGGCATTATTACTAGCGCGGCGAACGCCCCACTTCATGCCCTTGATGCCATGGTGCTGGATAAAGGCTTGACCCCTCGCAGCACTCATTGCCAGGCCCTCGTCGGGTTTCAACGGAAATTCAACTCCTTCGCTGTCACCTGTCCAGAGTGCGATCTTGTCGAAATTGACCCACGGTGTACCGGGATAATCTCGTAGATCGGGTTTTGCAGGGGTTTCCGGAAACCCCATCGTCAGATGAGGAACAAATTCCGGATGTTGTTCTGTCGAATTGTACGCCTGGAGAATATCGGTGTTCGCGAGCAAATATGCTCGAAAATTCTCCAATTTCTTCAGGTTGAACTGTCCGAAGAACAACACATCAGCCGAATGTGGACCGAGAGGACCACGATTGACTACGTCCATCCCGAATCTGCACATGGATGTATCAACTGCATGTGCGATGTAATCTTCAACTTGAGGAAGATTGTTGAGTTGATTCCCCAAGTACAGAAGAGTCAGATGTGGCTTCTTTTCGCTCGAGAGTCGCCAGACGTAATCGTCTTGGGAGGCGATGGCGACAATGGCGTACGACGGAGTCACTGCCACTTGTCGACCTCCATGGTTGTGTAGATTCGATACTCGAGTTCTTTGGCATTCCTCTCAAACGCATCGATGGCGAAAGAGGTTGCCGGCGGATCGAAGAGCATCCGAACCTTCAGGTACATGAACGATTTGACGTTGTTCAGGCGAGGATCGTCGCCAAGAAAGTCTCCCCACGTGGTCGACTCGTCCTCAATCTGAAATCCATTCACCGGTCCCACGCCAATTTGATTTAGATTCGACAGAATCGAATTGATGTGGAGAGTGATGTCAAGATCGAAAGCTGTATAGGCTTCGTCCAACCCCAGCGTTTTCTTGACGGTGGTGAGGATGCTGTCTTCCACGTGGGAATCCCCTCAATGTTTGATTAGAACGTCCCCGTGTTGAGTCGACGCTGAAGCGCCTTCACGACCTCGGAGACCGGGCGAGAGATGACCTGATCGACAGGACTCTTGAGGTAGCGCTGCAGAGCACCGATCGTCTTCGGACCGAGATCGCCGTCGACCTGGAGCCGATGCTCCACGGTGGCCTTGAGCTTGCGCTGAACGGCCTTGACGAGCTCGCTGTCCTTATCATCGATCTTGCCATCGACGGGCGTGTGCATGATCTTCTGCCACAGACGGATCGTCGCAGGACCCAGCTTGCCATCCACCGCTACGTGCGGATGGGTGGGGACTGGAGTCTTGGGCGGCGTCGCGTTGGGCTTGTCGGACTCGATCTTGCACTTCTGCGCGATACGAGCGAGCTCGGACGGACCCTTGTGGATCTCGAAGTGCATCTCGTCGATGGGTGCGGACTTGTAGTCACCGCCCCAGCGAATCACACCCTCGTAGAACTTGAGCTGCGCCCGAATCTTGCCGGCCTGCTCATCAGTGAAGGTGTTCTTCTTGCCACGGACGTGCTTGTTCCAGTTGAGATCCTCGGCCGTGCCGGAAGCGTGGTTGCTGTCGGTCTGCGATCCGGAGATCTTCCTCGGGTTGTACCCGCCGCACTCCACCTTGTTGAGCGGCTCGATGTTCTTGTCGAACCATCGAGCGAGATGCAGCAGGACCACCGAGGCGTCGCCCTTGCGAAGGGACAGCTTGACGTCCCGAACGACAGTGTAGGACGCGATCAGACTCGAATCTCGAGACTTGTAGCCGTTCTGTGAGATACTCACTGCCCGCACCCACAACCTTCTTCGACGCTGACTCCGGCCTGCTCGAAGCTGTCGGCCGGGAGCTCCGTCTGCCCCTCCTCCGAGTCCACGTCGTCATACGACGGGAAGTCGTCGGGATCGGGGAAGTCCAGAGCGAGCTGGTTCGGGTTTTCGTCTGTCATGTTGATTCTTTCTTTGTCGAGGGGTGTGTTACAACGCGACAATGGGGGAGATGTAATACCAGGAATTGAAGGTTCCCCAACCGGAGGCACTTGATGCTGGTGCGTTCATATCTTGCAGTCGGGAATTTACATGATGAATCATTCCCGAAGGGGATGTTACTTCCCAAGTACCAGACCCTCCTGGTGGGAATCTGAACACATAATGCCAGGTATAGACAATCGCGTAGTAACTTTCTTCTCCGTACCCAAGAAGAGGTACTGCTGTGTCGAAGAAGATTTCGTTCTTAACGCCCGGAGTCGGCGTAAAAGATTTTTCCGCCAGTTTCGCGCCGTCTGATTGCTGAAACAATTGCGCATAATGACTGACGGTAGGAGATCCAGGATTGGGGGTATTGCTGGGGGCTGGATTCCATTCAATTCCCAAACAATCTCGATGGAATCCCGCAGAGAGATTGAATTCAGCTCCCATAGCGTAATACGTTGATCCGTCGACGCTATCGGTTACTGTCGGAGTATTAGGCCATGACAGCGATTCGTATGTGGGGCTTCCTCCAGGCGGAGTAAAGGTGAAATCATACGAACCCGTCAAAACCTTACCAGATACCGGAGCCTGGACCCACGCCGATCCGTTCCAGACTTTCGCAACCGGGCTCATGCGTCTGAATCGATCCACAAACCGTCGATCGAACCTGGATCGCCGGGACCAATGTAAATGTCAGCAGTCGTACTGACCACGTACGCCGAACCGTTCCACGTGAAAATCCGACCGTACTGAGTGTGCGGATCAGATGCCGCAACGTGGGTCGTCAACGAATCGCCAGCGAGTGCCGTGGTGCTACTGCTCCCAAGAGCGAGATCCGATGTCCCAGCACCAATAGCCGATCGCGCTGCCGCAGCATTTGCAGCGGTGACAACTGAGCGACCTGTCGTTGTCGAATCGGAAATCTGCGAAGCCGTGAAACTCTTCGCAGAGTCGGCAGTGTTGTCAACGTTTCCCAAACCGACCATCGACTTGGAAATACCGGAGACTGTTCCCGTAAACGTGGGACTAGCCAGATTCGCCTTAAGGTTCAAGGCAGTCTGCTGGGCAGTACTCACTGGTTTGTTGGCATCAGACGTGTTGTCGATGTTACCAAGTCCCACCATCGCGGCGGTGACGCCGGATACGGTCCCAGTAAACGTTGGGGACGCGAGGTTGGCTTTCAGATTCAGGGCGGTCTGCTGCGCGGTGCTGACCGGCTTGTTGGCGTCGCTGGTGTTGTCGACGTTTCCCAAACCAACATCGCCCTTGGCGAGAACGACGGTTCCCGTCTGACCGTTGACCGACTGGACCTGAACTGGCCCGAGAGGCATAGCGGTCCAGGAGCTCAGTTGCGTGGGATCTGAACCGGTAATAACGAAGACTTGCCCAAGATCCGTACGGATACACCAGTCGCCCTTCTGTCCCGTGAGAGCCAGCATTGCTGGTCCGACAGAAACAGATCCCAGAAAATCGACGACAGCAAGAGCAGGGAGCTGTGATGTCGGGAGAACGCCGCCTACTAGATCAGCTTTGGAAGAGAGAACCGAATCGAGACCGGTGACATCCGACATGACATGGGTGTGCGATGACGGAGGAAACGTCGACGGTTTGTCGGTCAGATCCAACCACGAAAGAGATCCACCACTACTCGAAGGTAGCTGACTTGCGGGGACTCTTCCTGTGTTGTCCAGTGATGCCACGCCTCCGGCCACACCTTTGGAGGCCAACAGAACGAATGACGTCATAGGCTTTGGCGGGTCGGGAACGTTGAGCACGTCCGCGAGATCGACGATACCCGTTCCCTGATAGGGGACAACAAGCCTTCGCCGAAGAGGTTCTTTGTCACCCTCTGACGAAACGATAATCCGGTAGCTAGACGCCGACCATTGAGGGTCGTCGTTAGCGGGAAGAATCAGAGTGATCTCACCATTCGCATCGAAAGGGATCATCAAATCGAAAGGCGCGACGAAAGCATCATCCGTGGGACCTTGCATGTAGGAATCCAGGACAATTCGCGCTGTTCCCTTGGCGGGTTTACCGTCAGGGTACGTAACGAAACGGCCATGGACCGTTCGTGTTGTCAACGAAGGCGGGAAACTCATCGAAATCCTCCTTATGCCGCTCGTTACGGACTATCATTTTGACGGGGGAGATCAGTGTTACTGATCGAAATTGGTCAGAGGAATCGGATTGGGGTCATTCGGCATGGTCAGAAGGTAGTTCTTCTGCTTCTCGACGGGTGCCAGCTCGGAGATGCCGAAATTGGCCCACATGGCCGACTCTTTCAGACGCTTGATGGCTTCATCCTTGGATGGACCATCCTGAAGAACGCCGTCCAGGAAGTCACCAAAGGCGATGTACGCCTCACGAACTCGCTCGTGTCGAGGAGCCGTCACGCCTGTTCCCGGATGGAACCCGAAGAGGTGTCGAATCGACTCAGGTCCGTACCTCATGATTACTCCTCTTGCTCGAACACCAGTTCTCGAGCCTTGGATGTGAAGTTCAGTCGAGCTTCATAAGCAGCAATGATGCCACTCATCTGCTCTATCAGTCGCTGGCGTCCGGCACGGTCATATGCTCCCACTGTTTGTAGGAGCAGATGTAGGTCTCCTTCTTCATCGAGTTGTGGATGACTTCGTAGTACATCCCGTCCGGGAGAGTCGTACTCAGAAACGCTTTCCACGACCCCAGGACGTATGTGAAGAAGACCACGTAGACCTCGTCGATGCCGAATGTCACGTGTTGATCGGTTGGTTCGAGCCGCCGCTTGACGTGCTCGTAGACGAGCTCTTTTGCTCGATCCGGAAAACTTTCCGCCTTCACGAGACCGGCTCACGATCGGGATCGAAAGATCGGACACTGTTGTTTCCCTCCTGATCGGCTCCGCGAGTCACGAGGCCTCCGGGGGGAACAGGATGGACCTTTTCGCGGAAAAGAATACCTCGAGCGCGCATCGCGTTGATACACGCGCGAGTTTGCTTTTCGGTCAACCCTCCGTCTTCACGCAGTGCGTCGTAGACCTTGAAGAGGGTGTCCTCGTCGTAGTGCTCCTGAGCCCCCGGAACCGGGTGGCTGAAAACCATCGAACGTGCTCCTCTTTTAAGAAATTCCACCGGGGAAAATTACGTGAATGATGCCGGAGCCCTCGATGAGTCGAGAACATCCATCGCACGGAACATGAGTCACGTACATCGCGGCGTCAATACACTCAACGCCGGCACGGAGAATTGCATTTTGCTCTGCGTGGACTGCGATGCAGGCGCCGCTTCCCGTGTCATAACTGGATCCTGGCGCAACATCGGTGTGCGTTAGCTTCCCACGAGGGCATGCTCCCGACGTCAAGCAACCAGGTCTACCCGCCGGAGCGCCGTTGTATCCCGTGGATATGATCCGTTGACGTTTGACGATGATTGCTCCGACCTTGCGGCGTGTGCAATCGGCTCGACGAGAAACAGCTTCGGCAATGCCCAGGTAGTACTCTACCCACGTGGGGCGAACGTCAGTCATCGACGCTCACGGAACAGAATTCCTGCATTCTGCAGTTCGAGGATGACAGCTCCGGCGATGTCATCGCTCGAGACATGCGTTCCAGCACCTAGGCGACTGAGCGTTGAAACCAGAGCTTCACGAACCTTGACCATCGTGTTGTCGTCGTGGTAGACGTCGTCATCGATGGGATCCGATTCCTCATTACCGACAGCACTCGACGAGACGCTGACGTAGTGGTGTACGGTTCCCAGGTTGTTCGCGAGTTCCGAAAGATCCTGGAAAGCGCGGAACCACTCTTCCGCTCCTTCGGTACCGACAGTCAAAGAAATCAAACGGTTCGTCATGCGAGGGTTCCTTCTCTACCAGAGTTTGGTATCTCCGGGTCGACGCTCGATCGGACCTTTCGCAAGTCGATCAGCATCTCCGTAGTGGATGGCATTATGAGTATTATGCGTGACGCAGATCAAGAACTCAGGATCGACGATATCAAGATTTGAATGCTTGATGTCTTCCGGAGTCATCGGATTCATATGGTGGACGTATACTCGATCGTAGATCTCACGACCTTCGATACCGAGATCGCATCCATAGTCTCGAGCGATGACGTAATCGCGAGCCCGACGCCACAGAACCGATTTGTAGAACTCCTGATTCAGGTAACGATCGAAACCGAACGTGTCAGCACCGACAAAACCTCCAAGTCTGAGATATTCGTATCTCTCCTCGAAAGTTTCCAAACGACGAAGATCGCGATAGGTTTTGATCATTCCAATTCGCCTTCATCGATTGGTTCAATGCCACCCTGATACGCTCGCATAGCCTTGATGGCTTCGGCGAAGAGTTCTTCGGACTTGGCTTGATTGGCAATGGCCTCAGTCTTCGCCTCGACCAGCTTAGTCTCAAGAACCAACTTCTCTTGCTCAAGGCGCTCTCGAGAAGAACCGAGCTTCAAATAGTGCGTGATGACTTGAGCTGACGCAGTTCCTTCTCGAAGCTGCCTCTCGGCAAGCTGATCAGCCAACTCGATCATTTGACTTTCTCGAGACTCAGGAGTTGCTCCGGGTCTGCGTCGACTTATAGAATCACTGGAGGTAGTTTCCCTTCGTCGCGGCATCGTTTCAACTCCTTTCTCGTTGAGTTTTGATCGGGGTGATGGGGGCGCGGGGAAGAGGGGGTTAGGTCTTGACTGGGGGTGGGTTGACGCCGGGCATAGGGCCCTGAACGGGCTTTTCCTTGGTGCCGTCGCTGTTACACAACCACCAACGATCGGGTTGATATGAGTCATGACGAACGGCGTACGGTTTGCAGACCTTTTCCTGCTGACATCCTTGAGCGGACAACATCGGCAGAGAAACGATCAATGATAACACGATGAATCGCTTCACGTTGTTTTACTTTTTCAAGATCATCAGGCAAAACAAGCCACGCCGTGTTTTCGCCGATACGGTATCTAAAACCAAGGAGGGAGTGATGGCACGGCCTTACCCCTCGTTTGCAAGACCGTGCCATCACCGTTCAGGAAATGACGCCGGCGAGACGGAGCTTCGCGAGGAGAGCGTTGAAGTCCGTCTTGAGACCCGCGACGTCGGTGGCGGTGCTGTCGACCTGAGCGGCCTGCTTCTTGATGGTGTAGGCAGCGGTGCCGTCGGAGTTGACCAGAGCCAGCGACAGCGGAGTCTGGTTCGCACTGCCGGTGGAGCCGGCGGCAAGCACCGCCTTGATCGGTACAGAGTTCGACATACTGTTGTTCCCTTCGATGTCGACGGTGCTTTCAGGCAACCGCCGTGGTTAGCAGGATCCCTTGTTGCCTGGAATTCCGTCGGTGTTGGTCCATCCCGTTCCGCCGAGTCGCGCCGTTCGAGCACTGATCGGCGCGATGTTGTAGGCACCGTTGATACCGGACGGCACCACGTTCCACGTCATGTTTCCAGTGCCGGCCGCGGCGTTGTAGGCGATCGCCGAGAAGTACGCACCCACGGAAGTGGTCGCCAGATCTCCGGTGCCCATGTCCGAACACGGGTGATCGTCGCCCACGGTCTGCTTCGAAGCCACCTCGCCGAAGGTCTGAACCTGATCCCACGTGGACATGCTGTAGCCGCCGGTAGTCCAGTTGCTCAGCGGGTACTCGCCGATCCATCCGCCATCCTCGTACGCCCACACGGTGTTGGACGGGGTGTCCAGCTGCCAACCCAGAACGTGGGCGGCGCCCACGTAGGTCGACATCGAGTCGCCGGGGTGGTGGACCGAAGCCCCCGAACCCGTGTAGTTCACGAACCCGGTACCGTAACCCTGAGGAACACCGTTGATCCAGGAGAAGACGGTCAAGCACGGAGAAGTGCTCTGCCCGCACACCAGCGGATCCTTGGTGACGATCAGCTCGATGGTGGACATGAGACCGCTAGGCTCGTGATGAGTGATGGCGATCTCCATCAAGGAGTGCGCGTCCTTGGTGGTGTCCAGATACGGGTTGGCGATCAGAGTGTTCGCCTGCACCGTGGTCGGGTAGTTCGACGTAAAGTTCTGATAACCCTGCGCGTAGTTGAAACACGGACCGCTCGTGCAGGTGGTCAGCACGTGGAACCCGCCAGTTGCCGGCGGAGCGCCCTTCGACGCGGTCTTGACGGGCTTCGCATTGTGCAGGTTCTTCGTTGCGGTGGCGACCGGGGGCTTGCCGATGACGACATCGCTGGAAGCCAGGGCGATGGCGGGAGCGTTGGCCACGGAACACCCAGCAGCGATGAGGACTGCGGATGCGAACGCAGCGACGATCTTGGCTCTCACTGAGATCCTTTCATGATCATAAGGCAAAACAAGCCAAGCCGTGTTTTCAGCGTTACGGTATCTAACGACATGACTTGCGAGGGCTGGGCGGGATTTGAACCCGCGTACCTCCGGTCCTAGCAGGAACGGCCATGACCATCAAGACGGTTCTCTGTTACTAACCGGTGCTCGACCAATCTGAGCTACCAGCCCATAGTGTCCCGTGATGGATTTGAACCACCTCACGAGCACTTTAACCAAGCGATGAGAAGCAAAGAGACTCCGTGAGGCGGGCCTCTCCACAACCATGAATCATCCGGGGCAAGAAACTTCTATGGAAAAGTCCCTCCGGAGCTATTTTTAGG